AATAAACAGCATGCTCTTTTTCTTTCTCAATCAACTCCTTATACTTTGCTAATAAGTCATTTCCAATAAAGTATTGGTTCTGTTCCATATACTCCATTAATTCTTGTATTGCTGTTTTCATTCTGATTCTTTATTTAATTTATAAAACTCATTTCTAACTTCGTTCCAATATTCAAATTGTTCAGGAGTTAATTTAATAATAAAACTTTCTAATACTTCATTACATAGAATTAAACCTAAGTTTGAATTTCTTCTAATTTCGTTTTTATCATTACTTTCAATTTTTATTTTGTCAAGTAGTGACAATGTTTTTTCTTTTGGTGTCATAATCTTAATTTTACTCCGTAGCCGTTTCTTTTTAATTTCTCGTAAGTAGTTAATATTGGTTGTGTTCCTTTTCCTTTGATATGTTTCTTTCTTCACTAATCTTTGTTTTGGTTTAATGATTTTAAAAAGTCATCTATCATGCTCTGTACTGCTGCCTCTCGCAAAACTCTACCACTTATATCTTTAACAGCAAACATCATTGCATCTCTAATTAAATTTCTATCTCTTTTACTCATCTTTGTTTTGGTTTTAAAGTTTATACTTAATTATCCTAACGTCAGGACACACGCCCAACTTTGGTTTATTATTCTTAGGATCAAACAAAAAGTCGATTGATCGCTTGTATCTTTTATTCATGCAATCACGTACTACCCATTTTCCATTGATCTGAGGACTTAAAACTGATTCTACTACTATTGTATCACCGAACTCAAAAAAGCCTCTGAAAATCGTTGTATCGTAGTCATGTATCTTCTGCCGTTCTTCATCCCAAATCAAATCCCTTGACAAAGCGCACCATCTTAATTCACCGTTTGCAAGTTTGTCTAAGTCTATTCGGCTACCGTCAGCAGTCGTCAACGGATCAGAATCGCATTGAGTTACTTCTGCATTGTAAGTCGTTGCCCTGTCTAGTTCGATGGGGGATTGAATAAAAAATGCAATACTCATTGTGATTGTTGCTATCATCGTGTTTTTAGTTTTTGCAATAATAATTATAATCAAATCAAATTCCAAATATCAACCAATTCCATTTTCGAATCAGCTTTGTTTTGAATCCAATTCCTGAAAATAGTTGATTTAGATTGTGCAATCAGTTCCGATTTTCGTGGGTTTCATTCTGACCTAGTCCACCATGATTTCACGTCGCCTGTGATTTGCTTCCATACCTGAATTTTATCTTCATCTGTCACCTGAATCAATCCCGATTCTGTGAATACCTGGTAAAAATACAAACCGTCCAAATCCGTGAAGCATTCGTGATAGTCATTGCCTTTCAACAAATGTTCGTATTTGTTCTTGAGGTTTCTGAATGCGTATTTCATCGCGTTTGATTTCTGTCTTTCCATGGTGTTAAATTGAATTTTCGAATATCATTTTCATGCGCCCAAAACGGTTTGTCATATCCAACAATGAAAACAGATTTATAAAAGCGTGAAGCCTGTCCATGCATTTCTTCATTTTTTTTGACGTACTGTTCGTAATTCAGCAACTTGATTCGGCTATCAAACGAAAGGAATTTCGCGATTGTTGGCGTTGGATATTCGCAATTATCAATCACATGATTAACCGAATCAATCAATTGTTGGTCCGTGAATCCTTTTTCTTTGATGCGTTCTGCAAATATTTCATGAAAACCATCATGCAACGATGGGAATGATTGCTTTACACGTTTAACCGCCTTGATCAATCCTTTCGGTGTCAATTCGTCATTGTATGCAGACAGTTCGAAATGATCATTCTTTTTTGTCAGCGAACACCTTTGAATAGATTTCTGCAAGTCGTTCGTCGCTGACGGCTTGCTTGCTTGAATTAGTTCGTTTATTTTTTGCATTTGATTTGATTTGTTCATTAAACTTCACGACGTACAGCACACCGTCCGAATCTTTTTTTCTTAGTTTGGTAAGTGACAAAAAGTTTTTGGACCAAAACGGATCTTCACGTGTTTTCCTGACAATATCCAAAATATTTTCAAATGGTATCTTTTCAATTCGGTTCAGTTTGTCGATTGTGTCCTTCCAATTATCCGACTGTTTTTTTGTTTTCGGATGAAGATGATTATCGAATAATTTTAGACAGTCGTCAAACGTTTGCAAAACGTTCTGACTATATTTAATATTATCTTTATCATTATCACTATCACTATCACTATCACTATCACTATCGGCATTTTTCGCATTGCGTTTTATGCGTTCGGATGCGTTCGCATTTTTCTTATCCCATCGCATTAAAGCGGATGCTCTGTTTTTTTCGCTTTTATCCTCCCATCGTTTCAGATCCCTTTTCAATGTTGTTTCAATTGGTTTCCATACTAATTTCAACAAACGATCATCGAGGACCGGATCAAGGTCGTTCACGTATTCGAAAAAATGTCGCATGAGCTTGCCTAGTTCTTCATCGGTTAAATCTTCAAAATTGTTTAACCAATCACGATACACAACAATTTTGTTTTTTCCTTCAGCCATATTCAAATAAAAAAACCTTTGCAAATCCGTCGGGGGCTGAATTCCGATTTCATTGCAAAGGTTATTAATAATTTTTTTGATCACTTATGTTTCAGCCCGTGACCGTTTGACAAAGATAAAACTAATGATAACAAAACCAAAAAAGAAACATTTTTTTTTCGTGTTGCTCTTAATAACATGAAACGACCTGTTTATCGATTAGCAATTGACGAAATGACCGAGGGCATGGATTTCATGGCATTGGTCGATTCACCTGCACACGGCAAGTCATGGACCACAATGAGCAAAGTACCACGAGAAATCAAGGTCAAAACAATGTTCAACAGTGAAAAACAAGTGGTCACGGGTGTCGCAATTGCTACAAATTTATTGATTTATCGACGTGATCCGGATGGTTACGAATACGACGTTTATCTGTCAAAACAAGACACGTTCGAAATCATGAAGAAATTCGCAAAAGGCGGTTATCACAACAATGTCAATTTGATGCATGATGCAGGTAAGAAGGTTCGTGACGCGTACATGATCGAATCGTATTTCGTATGGGATAACAAACAGAACATTCCTGAAGCGTTCAAAGATCAGAACTTGCAACCTGGTTCATTGATTTTTTCCTATTGGATTGAATCAAAAGACACATGGAATTTTGTCAAAGAACACGGAACAGGATTCAGCTTGGAAGGATGGTTTAATCAAATCCCCGTTAAATTCTTAAATCAAAAATCAAAAACAAATAAAATGTCAGAAAAGAAAAAAAGTCTTTTCGAGCGTTTAGGATTCGGAACGTCTGAACCAAAGCGCGCGGAATACGATGCAAAGCACAAATATGCTGAAGCAGTAAACACAGACGGCGACACGGTTCAATGGGATGGTGATCTTGCTGAAGGTATTTCAATCTTTGTGGTTCCTGCGGAGGGCGAACCAATTTTGGCACCTGAAGGAGAAATGACCATCGACATGGACGGTGAAATGATCTTGATTCGTGTTGACGAAAACGGTGTGATCACATCGGTTGAGGGCGTGGTTCAAATGGCTAATGTCATGAGAATTGATGGTGTTGCCATTTATTATGAAGGAACTGAATTGGTTGAGGGTACTGCTTTATTCTTAGACGAAGAAATGACAGAACCTGCGCCGGATGGACCGCACGATTTAGAGGGTGGTATTTCAATTGTTATCGAAGATGGTAAATTGGTTTCTATTGAAGAAGTGGAAGAAGAAGAGCTTGCAGAGGTTGAAGAAGCGATGAAGGCAATGCGCAACGAGTACGAAACAAAGTTCAGCGCACAAAAAGAGGCGTTCGAAGGTCAAGTGAAAACGCTTGCATCTGAAATTGAAGAATTACGTGAAGCGGTTGAAAGACTGTCAGAACAGAAAGAGGCTAAAAAAGCAAAATCAACACATTCCGGAGGATGGAGAGCGTTGAGAAAATAAATAAAAGTAAAACCAAAAAAAACCAAAAAAATGAAGTGGAAATTTGCTAAGTTCTCATTAAAGAACAACGTATTGAAAGCGACATTCTCCAAGAAACATGAATTTGATTATGATGTTTCTGATCTTGGAACGTATGTTGACGAACAATCAGAAGAAGTGATGCAAGACCTGATCAATGCAGGTAACATCAAAAGCCGAATCAACGTGATGCAAAACGTGAAAGGTTCGGAAGAAATTAAATTGATCAACTCTGATCCGTCATTGCAGGCGGCATCATCTTGCGGATGGAACGCAAGCGGAGGAATGATCTTGACTGATGTTTCAATCAGCACGGTTCGCGTTAAGATTCAGGAAGAATACTGTAACGAGAACTTGAATGAAACATGGGCGCAAATCATGAACGCAGTCGGAGCGAATGCACAAGACGAAACGCCACCATCGTTCGCAGATGCAATGCTTTCATACTACCAATTGAGAGCGCAAGAGTTAGACGAAAACTTGATTATCAACGGGGACACGACGTCACTTGATTCAAATCTTGTATTTTACGATGGATTTGCGAAACAATGGGATAATGACGGAGATTTGAACGTTGCTTATTCGACTGAAACAGCGATCACAGCGTCGAACGGATTTGATGTATTGAAGGAAGTCTATAACGCAATGCCGACAATCGTGAAACGTCACAAAGACACAATCGGTGCGGAAATCATCTGCGGATTTGAAACGGCGCAATTTGCACTTGATCAAATTTATAACGATAAAGACTACGCATCGAGCGTTGAAGTAGTTCGTGAGAATGGAGAAATCATCTTCACATTACCAACAACAAATATGACGGTTCGTTCAATTCCTCAACTTGACACAACGTCTAAAGTTTACGGAGTTTGCAACGGGTATATGTTCTATGCAACAGACCTTGAAAACGACAAAGATGGATTCACTTGGAAATACTCTGATTATGACGAAAAATTAAGATTCGGCGTGAAGTGGAGAACGGGGGTTGCTTATGTATTCCCTGCATATTTCACAAGATTGAGATTGACACCGACATCATAAATCATTTAACGGGGACGATTCAGTTCGTCCCCTATTTATTCACCATTAAAAAAATAGAAAATGATTACAATTGATGATTATGTAAAATCGTGCGAGAGAGAAAATGGAGGCGTTGAGCGTATTGTTGTCGCTGAACTTTGCAAGATCGATCAAGACAACACAACGTTGACAGGTCGTGAAATCACAGCGATTGCCATGACAACAGGAAGTCAGGCTTACACCTGGACACCTGACATGGAAAGCGCAGTTTTCACCGACAACGGAACAGGCGACAGAACAAACAATTCAGTTTTCAGAACGCATTCGGGAACGGTTATTTTCAAAGAAGATACCGACATCGTTGCGGATATGGATGAAGATTTGGGACGTTCAACGGGACTTGTTTTCTTTGTTAAGTATGCGACACCAGCAGGAAGCAGCACCAAATGGAAATGTTTTGGATTTGCAAACGGAATGACCGTGACAACATCGGAAGCATCAACGGGGCAGAATTACGAGGATTTGAGAGGTCACACAATGAATTTCGAAGGAAAGGAATTGACACGTGCTTTGAATATCGATCAAGCTGATGTCCTTGCTTTATTAGTTCCTGTATCGTAAACACCTACCAAACCAACATAATAAAACGGGAGCAGGCAATCAAGCCCGTTTCCGTTTTTTTGTTTAAATTAGTAGATTATGAAAGTAAAGAAGAGCGCAATCGGTTGTTCAATCTTTAGCAGTAAAATCGGACGGTTCACGGTTAAGGAATCACACGCAGATTTGTTGTTTAAGATTGGTCGAACCGATTTATTGGAGGGATTGCCAAAGCCTAAGAAATTGACGGCAAAAAAACCAACAAGAAAAACCGTGAAAAAGGATGCTGATAATCAATAAAGATACAGCGAACAAATTGAACATCGTGTGTGACGATATTTTGACATTAACCGATCCGGTTTATTTGTGGCGATTTGTGAATAAAACGACACAGGTTGAAAACTTGATTGAATTGGAAAATCAACTTCCATCAAATCCGCGTTTTGATCAGTTCAATTTAACTTTACCAACTGATTTGGATATTGAATCGGGGGAATACGAATGGTTTGTTTACGAATCACCTTTGACGGGTGAAACGGACTATTCAACAATGAATTTATTATCGTCGGGTGATTTACGTGTCAATTCTGATTTAGATCAGGGTACATCATACACGCCAACGGCAGGACAAAACTACGAATACAATGGATAGAAAAAACGTTCAAATGTTATCGGTTAAGAAATCGAACATTCCGCAACCTTTGGAGCAGGACGATAAGAAATCGGAAGTCTTGAAATGGGGAAAATACAACGAGTATCCATATTATTTGAAATATCTTGCCGATGCAAATCCGATTCATGGCGGAATTGTGAAATCAAAAGTTCATTTCACGGTTTCAGGTGGTTTGGAATACACAGGACCAAACGAATCAGGGTACCAAGAATTTTTTAAAAACAGAAAGCGCGATCACAAAGATTTCAACTTACAACAAATTGCCCGACTTTTATCATCTGATTTTGAGAAATCAAATTTGTTTGCGGTTAAGGTTGTTTTCAATGCAGTTGGTCCAAAGAAATACAAGAAAATTGAACACATTCCATTTGAACAGATACGGTTCGAAATCTCATACGATGACGAAAACAATGTTTATTTGACAGGAAACATCCGAATCGCAAAAGATTGGACAGATCCGAAAGTAAAATGGGAAACTTTAAAACCATACGACTTAAATGATGCCGATCAGCGCAGTTGTTATGTTTTGTTTCAGGAGGAATGCGGCGAATCTTTGATCCCAGGAAGTCGAAAGAAAATCAACCCAGGATGGTATCCGTCACCTGTTTACGCAGGCGCAATCACGGACATTGACACATTGATTGAAATCGGCGTTTATAACAATAGCGAAATTCACAACGGTTTCAGTCTTGGAACGTTGATATATTTGGCGAATGGACAGCCGAAAAACGAAGATGATCAACGTCAGCTTGAAATGGATTTGAGCGCATCATCAACAGGAGGCTTGCAGGCAGGGCGTTCGATGGTTGTTTACGGGAACGGTCAGGACATGAAACCGCATATTGAAAGTCTGCAAGGGAACAATCTTCCCGACAGATATGCAAACTCAAAAAAGGGCGCAGAACAGTCAATCATTTATGCACATGAAGTAGTTGTTCCGACGTTATTCGGAGTAAAACAAGAAGGATCATTCAATGCATCGGAACTTGAAATCGGATACGCAATAATGGATGCAAATTATTTTGAAGGCAGGCGCGAAGCAATATTGTCCATATTAAATTGGATAATGAACGACATCGCAGACATTCAAGGCGAATTGACATTCAATCGGGTTGAGTTGAATTTGCCAAAAGAAGAAGAACGACCGGCATTCATTATCGAAAAGGAAACGGAGCGCGAACAGAAGATGAAGGAACAGGACGAAATCCTTGAAAGCTTAAAATTGAAAGGTGAGGCGAAAGAAAATTTTAACGTATTGGAATCGTTTTCAGGTTATGACAAATCAAAGGATGACTTGATTGAACTTGCAAAAAGTAAATTTGCAACCTTATCAGACAACGAACAGCAAACATTGAATTTGATTCAGGAAAATCAAGGATTCAACAACATCAGAAAGGCATTGGACGTTTCAGGTCGTGAACTAGCAGGAATATATCAGGTATTAATCGAAAAAGGATTGATCACGAAATCAGGTGAGGTCACAACAGCAGGACGGAGACAGATTGCAATCAATGACGTTGAATCAATGCAAATCATGTATGAATACAGATTGCGAGCCGATGCGCCTGAATTAGTTCCGGGCGGTGAAAGTCGTGATTTTTGCAAAACATTAATCACATTGAACCGTCTTTATACTAGGGAGGAAATCGAAGCGATTGGACCGAACGTGTTCGCTTATCGCGGAGGTTGGTATCATAACCCGGACACAAACAAAAACGAACCTGGATGTCGTCACGAATGGTCACAGGTTATAACATTTGGAAGGAGATAAAAAATGGCAGGACTAGATTTCACATATTTTTTGACCGTTGCTGTATGGGGGGAATACGGATTCACGGACATCAACACGGACACAAAAAAACTACTTCCGATCATTCGGGCAGTACAAAGAACGAGAATTGAACCGGTGATTGGAACGATGCTTTACAATAAGATCGTGACTGACATCAAAGCGAGTTCGGTGACGGGGTTGTATAAGGAGGTTCTTGAAGATCACAT